TCATAAACTGTACCTAAACATAATAGGAACATCTTTATTCTACTATCATAGAAGTTGTCAAGGATTATAGAATATTACTATATTATTATATAATATCTAATATAATATGGTCGTTTCTTAGGGTAATATCCCATACATCAAGAGGGTATATTTCAGTAAATTTGGAAACATTTCTTAATTCCCAATTTTGATTAATCATGCCATTTTTTTCTTTTTTCATACCTTTGAACCATTGCCATTTACATCTATATTCATTCAAAGATTTATCTTCATAATTAACATCATCAAACCATTCTATCATTTTACCTAAATAATATTGACCATCTGTGCCACATTTTATTAAACTGTGTTTGAATAATAAATAATCTCTACCTTCTTTTTTCCTAAATAAATTTTTACTATTAATATCAAATAGGGAAACAGAACTTTTTCGCCATGTATTTTCTGGTGTACCTCGATACAAAATTGCTCTTGTTCCAGCAGATTGATATTTTACATTTTTAAAATATATAGCTTGTTTAGGTTTATCAAAATGTATTGTTTCACAAAAACCTTTTTCGTAATTAAATTCAAAAACAATTTCTGTTCTAACAGTATTTCCCTCTCTTTCTAAAATATTCATTACTGGAATATTCATAACACGACAAAACTCTTGAAGCTGCATAGCATTAAATTTGGTACTGCCATTAAGAATGTTATAAATGGTAGCGTGGCTCATTGTTGTCCACCCAACAGGCATAGGTTTTGTTAATGAAGCAAATTCTTTAGTTGTTTTCCCAAATTTTTCTTTATAATCAATTAATCTTTGTAATTGTTCAGAATATTCTTCTTCTGTATTAATAATTTTATCGTTAATATCTTCTAAATGTTTTTTATTATCCTCATCAATCACAGATGACACACCTTTGTTAAATTTTAAATTTAATATTTTTTTTTGTTTAATCATAATATTTTCGGTGGTGCTGCTGGTCGTAGAATTAATAGGCATATAAATTTGTTAATAAAATAAACACAAATGCAATTAATCCAAAATTTTCTAATAGCATTTGTTAAATTGTACATTAACCAATTAAACTGTTGAGCAGATAAGATCATAAAGTTATTATTTATTGTAATAATAGCATTTAATTCTATAATCAAATAAAAAATAAATTATTTTGTTGATATTCTATGATCCTAGAATTATAAGCTAAATATGACTTTACAAGAATGGAAAACCCTTAAAAAAATAGATACTTTGGCAGAATTAGCCAATAAAATAGGTGTCAATACATCAAAAAATCCTGCGAGATTAGTACAACGATGGCTAGATGGTAGCTCTTATCCACGAAAACATCATTTAGACATGATCTTAAAGGCAACAAATGGCAAAGTTACAGCAAACGATTTCTTTACCCAATAAGATAAAAGTAGGATCGGTGGACATTTCTGTCCAGTTAATAGACGGATTAGTTGATATTTCTGAGGATGAAGGAAGTTTTGAAGGCACAAAACAAGCTATAATTTTAGATAAAAGCATTATAGAACGCCAAAATTCTTATTCTTTGTTGTTGGTTTTACATGAGCTGGACCATGTTATTTTTGACCAACACCTCCTAAAAGCAGCGGATGAGGAAATTATCGTCAATGCTTTTTCTCACGCTACTGTTCAAATACTGCGAGATAACCCTGATTTAAAGAAATGGATAGATTTATGTCTAAAGAAAAATTAACAGATAGAGAGATTGTTATACTAAAAGATATAGCAAATAATTTTTTAACACCTAGTATTACTACCTCAATCAGTAGTCGCAAAGTTTTAATTAAAGGCGGTATGATGGATATAGCTTATCAGGTGTGCAAAAAGCACGAAATTACTTTATTAAATTTAAAATCAAAAAGAAGGTTAAGACATTTTGTAATTGCCAGAATTGAATTTGCTAAAAGATGTCAGGAAGAATTAAACAAAACAACAACAGCTATTGCAATTTTTTTAGATAAAGATCATTCACTTATTTGTCATTACAAAAAAAAATATGCTTCTTAGAAGGTGGAAGTTATTATTAGAGGTTATGGCAGATAATGAACTAAATCCTAGTGCATTGCGTGTTATGACTTTTTTATTAAATAGGGAAAATTCTAAAACTAAAGCATTATTTCCTAGCCATTCGAGGTTATCGGCTGATACAAATTTGTCTGATAGATCTGTTAGACGAGGTATTGATAACTTAATTGCACAAAATTATGTGATTAAATTAAAAAAAGGTAGTCCAGGTCGCGCTACTACATATCAAATTAATTATAAACAGCGGACAGTTTTGTCCAAGACAGCGGACAGTATTGTCACAAATATACGGACAGATATGTCCGACCAATCTACCAATAAATCTATTTATAAATCTAGTGTAGAAAATTTAATTAATAGGGTGGCTAAGAATAGCAATGCTAATTATAAAGCTGTTGTTAATGGTATTTCACAGAAATATTCATCTGATGAGAGAACTTACCAAAGAATATTAAAAAAAACTGGTAATAATGAATTAGCGGAGGAATGGCTTAGATTAAAAAAAAGTAAGAATTGGAACGATAAGGTGCGAGCAGAAAAAATAGCAAAACACCTTCAATGCCTATAATTACAAATCAAGATATAATAAATTTATTTGAACAAGCAGCACTAACTGATAAAAGATTGCCTAAAGCTATAAAAAAGCAAAGAATCACAGCATCCTGGCAAGAGGTTAAGCAAGAAAAGATGTATAAACATTCCTGGAATGACGCTACATTTGTTATTAAACCTACATCAAAAGATATTAGTCGGTGGTGGATAGCATCTACTATTCTTCGTGAAGTTGTGGAAGATCTGAAAGCTAAACAAATAATTTGGAGTAGAGCAAATAAAATTCCTTTTAGTAAAATAGCACGCTTTGTCGGTGTTGATCGTAGAAAAGTTAAAACAATGTGGTTAGAGGAAATTATGTATATTCGTTTATGGCTGCAACTTCATGAAAAGACTAAAAAAATTAGTGACATGATTGACAAAATAGTGGTAGTAAATAAATATAATTGAAGTTTAGTCGGTTTTTTCTTTTGCAATCAAATAATATTTTAAATGTTGTTCCAAGTTTCTTGGTGGCTTTGTCGGTCCATTAACCCAACGGCTTATAACATTTCTATCGTTTATTTCTGATCTACCAAAATAGATACGACATAAATCGCCTTGTGTTAGTCGGTGTTTTTTTAACCATGTTGCTAGCTGTTTAGATGTCATAATGGAGGTATATACTATTATATGATAAAATAAACCCCCTTATAAAAGAGGGTTTTTGTCGGTTTAATTTAAATAGAGATTATTTCTCCACTAAATTTTAATTCACTTCGTATTTGTTCATAAATAAAATTTTTTTCAATTTTGTGTATTTTACAACTTTTTGGAATTATTGCTCCGTATCTGTCTTTAATTTCAATGTCATTATCTTTTATTATCCAATAAATAGGATAATAATATTTTTCTAGTTCTTGATTAGTCATTTTTTAAGCTCCTTGTTAATCTTGTTTTTTTAGGTCTTTTATTGTGTCCTCTACATAATCCAGTATTGTGCCTGGAGGTCCTGATATATCGCAATATCTATTTAAACAATAAACAACTTTTTTTAATTTAGTTATGGCTCTTTTAATTTTTTGATTTGCCAAATCGTCTGGGTTATCTCTCATTTTTTAAACTCCTTTTTTCCGCTTCTATTTCTTGTGATAAAGATTTGATTTGATTTAAACCATTAAATAAATCCATATATTTAACTTTTAAATCTTCAGATTCTCTTTTTTGAAATGACTCAAGCCACATAAGAGAATGAAACATATTTGATACTAAATATATATAATGTCTTAACTTTTCTTTTTTACTCATTGTTTAGACTCCTCAATATCTTGTATTTCACTATCCATAAGGTTAATATTGTACATTTCTTTATATTGCAGTTTTAACTGATTTTTATAGTCTTCAATGTTTTCTGCCTCATGGCAGTTTATTGAGTAAGTAATAACAACATTACTTGTATATTCTTTTAATTTACTCAATTTAAGCTCCTTTTTTGATTTGTCTTAATTTTCCAAGCCAAACTAATATTGGAATGAAAACAAGACCAATTAAACATCCTAGGCAAGTTCCTATTGCCAAGGAATAAGATAAGGTGGACATTCCACCAAGAAAGTCAGAACAAGCATTGCCAAGACCTGCACCTATGACAGCTCCCAAACCTTTTTGAAGTTTTTTGGGTAGATATTTTTCTAATGACAATCCAGTCATAGCTCCAAGTATCATGATGCCATTGTCTACAATGCCATAAATTATAAAATTAAACATTATTTAAGCTCCTAGTAGTTATTAATTAAGTGAACTAGCGGTATAAACACCGCTAATTCTATGAATACTAATACAAATAAAAATTTAATCATTATAGCCACTCATGTTTTAAGGCGTAGCCGTCATTGTACAAAACACGGCTCAAAGTATAGACAAGATGGAAACCCATATCCATACCACAACCGCCAACAATTAAGCCATTGGCTTTTTTATTTAAACGCCAATCTAGTGCTAATGAACTTAAATAGGACCAGTTAAAACAAGTTTGATGTTTAAATTGTCTAACGCCAATATGCCTGGTCATACCAGATTGTGAAACATGAAAGAGCTGTGTAAATACAGTATCGCCTTTTTTAAATTCTTCTCTTAGGCGTTTAATTGCGTATTCTTTATCATAAATGATTGCATCTACTAAAAATGGATTTTGTTTTTTACTCATTTTAAATATGCTCCTTGTTTAAAATGTTTTTGTGCAACTTTGATTGTAAAATCTTCGGACCATTCCGCTGGATAATTGCGACCAGGTGTCTTTGGCAATTTCTTGCCATTAATAAAAACTCTACGACCAATAAAAGAGATTAACCCTTTTATTTTGCGAGCTTTAATATCAACTACAGTTATAATCATAATATACTCCTATATATATTAATAATATATATATACTAATAATATATAGGATTAAACAAAATAATTAATAAAAAAGAAAGTTTTTTAAATGGTAGGTAGACCAAGCAAAAAAATACAATGTGAAGCAATGACAAAGCGATATAATCGCCAATGTAGAGCTAAAGGGATATTAAAGAGAAATGGTCGTTATATTTGTAGAATGCATGGTGGCTTATCATTTGGACCTAAATCTATTGAAGGCAAAATACGAGCATTACAAAACCTAAGACAAAACAAAAATAAAACATATGAAGAAATCAGAAAATATTTACAAACAAATAATTGAAGCTGTAGAACTAGGCACAACCTTGACGCAAGTTTGCAGATCCAAAGATATGCCAGGACTTACAACAGTTCATACCTGGATGAAACAAGATCAGAAGTTTAAAGAGCAATTACTTGATGCCAGGCGTATTGGTGCAATGGTATGGCTTGATAAAATGCAAGATATGTTAGACCAGGACACAGAACCAACGAAGGTACAGCTATTAAGAGAACGGCTATTCCACGCCAGGTGGATGGCTAGTAAACTGGTTAGCGTGTTTGGAGAAAAGAAAACTGTTGAGAATGTTGGAGATCCATTAATCAAAATAGTATGGGATGATGGTTCTTCGGAGGACAAACAGACAGTTTCCGCACGCACAGTAAAAGGTACGAGCAATAATAACCAGGCAACTGACAAGATTACTGACAAGAATACAATTAACTAGAGAATATAAGCAAGAGTAATAGGTCAATGACCTATATTAATTGTAAATAGCTTTTTATTATTAAAATATGGATATATCCAAGCTCGATACACGCCAGATTTATCTGCGGGGTTTTTTATATTATGATGGGAGATTTAGACACTCATGGACACAGACATTAACGCTGCGGTATTATTTAACGAAACCAATAATACTGTAACAATAGAATTAAAAAATTTTGCAAATAAAGAGGATGCACTTGAAGCGGCTAGATTTGTAATTGCGGCACTTAACATACCAGAAGTATCTGCGGCAGACGATACTATACACTAATGAAAATAATTAAAATTGCGTACAAGCCAAGACCTCAACAGTTAGAGCTGCACGAAAAACTAAAGCAATACAGATTTGCGGTGTGCGTCATGCATCGTAGGGGTGGTAAAACAGTTTTTGCAATAAACCATTTAATTAAAGAAGCATTAACATCCGATAAAAAGAATTTTCGTGGTGCGTTCTTTTCTCCAACGAGGGTGCAAGCAAAACTAATCGCTTGGGATTATTTAAAAGAATTTTCTAGGGTTATTCCTGGAATGAAGTTTAATGAAACAGAACTGCGTGCCGATTTTCCTAATGGTGCTAGAATAACATTATTTGGAGCAGAAAATCCTGATGCCAGTCGTGGACAATTTTTTGATTTCGTTGTTTGTGA